CTAATTTAGGAGGAGGTGGTGGTGGTGGTGGTGCAACATCAGGTGTTGGATATGGTAATGGGGGTAATGGTGGTTCAGGCGTAGTCATCATATCTTACACATCTGCTGTACCTTTATTTACAGGTGGAACAATTACTTCTTCAGGTGGCAATCAAATACACACATTTACAGCTTCAGGAACTTTAGCTAAGGGATATACAGCTTCTTATTTAGTTGTTGCTGGTGGCGGTGGAGGAGGAACTGACTGTGGTGCTGGAGGTGGTGCAGGAGGATTGCTAGCAAGTACAACTTCATTATATACAGGTAATGTTTATACAGTTACTGTTGGTGGAGGTGGTGCTAATGCTGCAAACTCAGGAGTTACAGGAACAAGTGGCTCTAATTCAGTTTTGTCAGGGGCAAGTATTACAACTGTAACATCTACAGGTGGTGGCGGTGCAGGATCACTATCAAATAAAAGTGGATTATCAGGTGGTTCAGGAGGTGGTGGAACTAACCCTGGTGGAGTAGGTGGCTCAGGCACAGCAGGACAGGGTAATTCAGGTGGTATTTCAAGTGGAACACAAGCAGGTGGTGGTGGAGGTGGTGCAGGTGCTGCTGGATCAAACTCTTCTGCATCTAATACTGGTGGAGCTGGTGGAGCAGGGTCTTCATCATCTATAACAGGAACAGCTATAAATTATGCAGGTGGTGGTGGTGGTGGCGGATACTCAGGAACAGCTTCTTCAGGAGGAACTGGTGGAGGAGGAAATGGTAGTGGAATAGGAACACCTGATACTGCAACTGCTGGAACAACTAATTTAGGTGGTGGTGGCGGTGGCGGAGGAGGAAGTAATGCTGCTGGTGTTGGTAAAAGTGGTGGTTCAGGTGTAGTAATATTATCTGTACCAACTACTAATTATACAGGTACTACTACAGGAAGTCCAACTATAACAACATCAGGGTCTAATACAATTATTAAATTTACAGCATCAGGAAGTTACACAGCTTTAAGGAAACTATATGGCACACTTTGCAAAATTAGAAAATAACATAGTAACTCAAGTAATTGTAGTTGCTAATCAAGATATTCTTGATGAACAAAATCAAGAGAATGAACAAAAAGGGATAGACTTTTGCTCTAACCTTTTAGGTGGAACTTGGAAACAAACATCTTATAATGGTAAAATTCGTAAGAATTATGCTGGTGTAGGATATAAGTATGATGAAATATTAGATGCTTTTATTCCACCACAACCATTTACATCTTGGACATTAGATGAATCAACAGCACAATGGAAAGCACCAGTAGATTACCCTGCTGATGGAATTTATACATGGAATGAAGAAACAACTTCTTGGATTGCGATTACATAATGACACCTGAACAACAAAAGCAAGCTATTAAAGAGGCTTTAGAAGAATGGCTTGATAAGCAATTTACTGCTTTTGGTAAATGGTCTTTGAAGGGACTAGTAGCTTTTGCACTAGCTGGACTCGTATATTTATGGGCTATGTCGCATGGCTGGTCTATTAAATAAAAAAACATTAAGACATTTATATAGTGCATTTGTAAGACTTCCTCCATTCAATAGATACCCTATGCCATCTCCTCTTAAAATGAGGTTTGAGGTAATGGATTCAGATGACTGTGATGGTTTGTTTACACCAAGTAATATGACTATTCATATAGAAACAAGACAGGATAGTTTTAAGAAGATGTCCGAAGTAGTTTTGCATGAGATGATCCATGTACTACTTTATAAAAGAAATATGTACACTAATAAATATGCTGACCATGACTGCGATTTTGAACAGTTAGCTAATGAAGTTTGTAAGCTTTATAAGTTTAATAGGAAAACATTCTAATGAAGCATTTAATGTTCTTAATACTAGTCCTACTTACTTTATTTTATATTCATAAAGTAGAAGCTTCTGAATATATGGCTATGCAATATAACGAGAATGTTCGTATTGTTCTTTCTAAAGAAAAATGTGAGTCAGCTGGGTTTAAGGCTGTAGCTCAACGATTAGATAAACAAGTTATGAAAGCTTGCTGGTCTCCTAATGGAGATAAAATACATATACAATGGGAAGGTGGGGACTTTAGTGAGTTTCCTCTAGATAGATTTTACCCAGTGGAGATAAAATAATGGATCCAATAACAATATTATCAGCATTTGCTCCAGTCGTAATGGACTTGGGTAAATCATTAATTAGCAAGTTTATAGCACCTGATGTGTTTAAACCAGCTACTATAGAACAATATACACAAATGAAGACTCTTGACTTAGAGTTCTTTAAGGTAATGAATGAGGTTGGGGCAGGTAATACTTCTTACCCATGGGTAGAGGCTATAGTTAGATTAATGCGTCCTCTAATAGGGCTTCTTGTGCTTTCTACATGGGTATATACCATAGTTAGTGGACAACCTAGTGAAGAAGTTAATAACTTTGCTAGTGCAGTTGGATTTTACCTCTTTGGAGAACGCAGTTTGTTCTATATTAAGAAGAAATGAAGCTAAGTCCTAATTTTAGTTTAGAAGAACTTACATTTAGTCAAGTAGCATCAAGAAGAGGAATAGATAATACTCCTCCTGCTAAAGTAAAAGATAATTTAGAAAGACTTGCTTTGTTTTTAGAACAAGTCCGTAAAGTAGTTAATAAACCAATATCCATAAGTTCAGGGTATAGATCAAGGGAAGTCAATGAATCAGTGGGTGGAAGTAAAACATCACAACATTGTGAAGGATGTGCAGCTGACTTTAATGTCAAAGGAATGTCTCCTGATGCTGTGGTCAGAGCCATTGTCAATGCTGCTATCCCTTACGATCAGGTTATATTAGAATTTGATAGTTGGGTACACATATCTGTTCCAACTGTTAAAGGTAGTCCCCCTAGAAAGCAAGCACTAATTATAGATAATAACGGAAAGAGAGACTTCAAATGAAAAAAGTTCCAACTACAAAGATGGGTAAACAAAAGAAAATTGGTAAAGTAATGGGTGAATATAAAGCTGGTACACTTAATACTGGTTCTAAAAAAGGTCCTGTTGTTACATCTAAGAAACAAGCAATTGCTATTGCTTTATCACAAGCTGGTATGTCTAAAAAGATGCCTAAAAAGAAATGAGTACTCCAGCATGGACAAGAAAAGAAGGCAAGAATCCTAAAGGTGGATTGAATGCTAAGGGAAGAGCTAGTTATACAGGAGGCACTCTAAAAGCCCCTGTTAAAGCTGGTGATAACCCTCGTAGGGCTTCTTTCTTAGCTCGTATGGGTAATATGCCTGGACCTGAAAAGAAACCTAATGGAGAACCTACAAGATTATTATTATCTCTTAAAGCTTGGGGTGCTTCATCTAAATCAGATGCTAAAGCTAAGGCTAAAGCAATATCTGCTAGAAATAAAAACAAAAAGAAGTAGTTGACAAAGAGCCATTCTTATGGTATAATTGTTATATACACTGGGAAAATAACACATGACTTATTTAGAAGTAGTTAATAAGGTTTTACGAAGATTAAGAGAGCCAACTGTTGCTTCTGTGGGTGAAAACTCATACAGTGCACTTATTGGTGAACTTGTCAATGTAGCCAAAAGAGAGATTGAAGATTCTTGGAATTGGTCTGCTTTAAGAACTACTCTTACAGCTACCACTGCTCCTGATCTATTTAACTATGTTCTTCGTGGGGCTGGAACTCGCTTTAGAGTTTTAGAGATTATTAATGATACAGATAATTTCTTTATGCAACCTAGAGATGGTAAATGGTTTGAATCTAATTTACTTATGGTTCCTGTAACTAAAGGAAGCCCTCTTTACTACAATTTCAATGGTGTAACAACTTATGGTGATACACAAGTAGATGTATTCCCAGTACCTAATGGTGTTTACACATTACGCTTTAATGTGGTTATGCCACAAGATGACTTAACTACTGATGCTGAAGTAGTACAAATTCCTTACCAACTTCTTATTGAAGGTGTTCTTGCAAGAGCAATCGCTGAAAGAGGAGAAGATGGTGGTAATCAAGATCAAGAAATGAGATATAGAAATATGTTAGCTGACCTCATCTCAATTGAGAATGGTCACAGAGTAGAAGAAACTACTTGGTACCCTAACTAGCATGGCTGGTACATTAAAAACTACATCCATTTCAGCTCCAGGATTCATGGGTTTAAATACTCAAGACTCTTCTGTTACACTTGAAAGTGGCTATGCTTCTATAGCAACTAATTGTATCATAGATAAATATGGTAGATTGGGTGCTAGAAAAGGTTGGGATGCTGTTACAAATTCTACTAATGCAGTTGTTACAGGGAGTATTTCAACTACTACTTTAACTGTATCAGCAGTT